TTTTTCAAGCGAAAGTTCTGAAATACTTTGAGCTTCTTCAATCCAAGCTAAAAATAAAAGGTCTGTAGATTTTAATGTGTCTGAGGCATCCGAAGAAGCCTCTTTTAATCCCATAAAGATAATTCTGACATTATTATGTTTTGAAAGTATTTCTTGCTTTGTGATATTAAAATAATTCTCTAAATGATAAAGTTTTATAATTCTTTCAAGAAGCGGTTTAACCGATGTTTCAATAGATTTTTGAACCTCACGCCCGCAAAGAAGTGAACCATTTGTTTTTCTTTCAAGTGCTTTTAATATAACGTATCTTGCTACTTGCTCACTTTTTCCTCCGGCTCTTCCGCCCTCCAAATGTACAAACTTTTTAGCAGGGTCAATATTTTCTTTTCTGGCTAATTGGAAGAATAATTCTATATCATGCCTCAATAATTCTAATTTATAATCAAGTTCAGTAGCTCCGCCGGATTCTTCATTTTCTTTGTCAATTCCTATGCCGTGGCAATATTTAGCTAAAAAAATAAGCCCTTGAACTGATTTATTTAGATATATTTTTTCTAAAAGCATTTTTCTTTGCTTTTCTTTTAATTTTGAATACCAAAAAGTGAGAGTTTCTTCAGTTATTTCTTTTCCTGCCTCACTTTTTAATATTCGATGTACGCTTTGTCTTACCCAATTATTTTCAAAATAAAGCTGTTCAAAAGTAGGGTATTTAGAATGCTTTTTATTTACATACTCTTTGAACTTTTTAATCATAAAAGGTATATGATATTTGTCTTGAGTCTTATTATTAGCCATTTGTTTTATTATAAAATCAAAGGATTAAAAAAGATTTATACGATAGTTAGTTTTTAGATGTTTATTTTTTTAATATGATGTATAATATTGCTATGAAGAAATTATTTATACTTTTACTTATTTTTAATATAGCTTATTCAAAAACTTATAGAGGCGAAATAACCGATTTTGAGCTTGTAAGAGTGAGAGACGGCGATACTTTTGTAATAAATATAAAAGGTATTCCAGAAGTATTCGGAAAAGAAATAGCAATACGAATACGAGGCATAGACACCCCAGAGCTTGATGATAGAAGAAAAGCTATTAAAGATATTGCCTATAGAGCCAAGTTTGAATTAGAAGATTTATTGTATTCAAGTAAAAAGATAGTTTTATATGACTTAGGGCGTATAAATATTTTAGGGTTCTTGCCTCAGTCAAAGCAGATGATATTGATGTCGGCAAATATTTAATACAAAAAGGGCTGGCTAAAAGATATAACGGCGAAAGCAAAGAATGGTAATTTACCGCTTATACTTCGCAATTTCACAACAAAAAAAGAGTAAAACCCTCCTATAATTCCTTGAAAAAATAAAGAAAATATATAAACTTTAAAAATATAATATCAAAGGCTTATTTATGAGATTTAGAAAAAGTTTTAAAATAGGTAAAGGATTTAAGATTAATCTATCTAAATCAGGATTAAGCACTACAATAGGCGGAAAGGGGTTATCTGTCAATATTGGTAAGAAAGGCGGTTATTTAAATACATCAATACCAGGTACAGGATTATATAGCAGAAATAAAATATTCGGCGGTTCTAAAAATGAAAATAATTCATATCATACTGAAGAAGAAAGCTATAATAATGATAATATTTCCAATAATGATATTGTAGATATAAATAATATTAAGAGAAAAGATAAAGAAAGAGCTGTCATATTATCTATTCTATCTGCTACTTGTCTTCCTTTCGGATTACATAAGTTTTATTTAGGATTATATAAACAAGGTATTATTTATACATTGTTTTTTTGGACATTAATCCCTCAAATTATTTCTCTAATAGAGTTTTTTTCTTTTTTAAAAATGAAAAATGAAGAGTTTGATGAAGAATATAATAAGCCTTATTTGATGTATTTAGAACAAGAACGCAGAAAAGAAATATATCAAGAGGTTTTAAAAGAATGTCAGCATATAGAACATATTTCTACGGATATAGATAATTCATTAACTAAAGATGAAAAATGTTTTTTGAAGTCAGATTATTCAAAATGGTATGAATATAGAAAAATAAAAGGTGATGAAAGTTTAGAATTAATATATTCAGGCATATTTTATTTAACAAATAAAAAGATTATTTTTGTTACAAGTACAGAAGTAAAAAAAATAGAATTAAAAGATATTATACAAATAATATGTAATAAAGATAATATAAATATTCCTAATGTAGTAGAATTAACAAAAATTAAAGGTAAAAATGTCATATTAGAATTTACTGAATTAGAAATGATGTTCAAAGTATATTTTATAGTATCTGCTCACATAAATAATCTATTAAAACTAGATAAAGAAGAAAGGACAGAAGAATGAAGAAAATTCTGCTCTTACTTATAATCTCTTTACTATTTATTAGCTGTTGGTATGAAGATGAAAATATGGGAGCTGTTATATATCCTCAAGAAAAAAATAAAATAAGATTAACTTTAGTCAAAAGGGATATTAATAATATTGATAATTCTATTGTGTTAAATTATTTTTTTTATAATACCAATACTCTACAATATCCTGAAACTATATGGAAAGAAATTATATATATAAATGGAACTAACATATACGATAAAAATTATTGCATACAGAAAATTTTAAATGAAAATGAAAGTAAAAAATATTTTAATATACAAGCAAAAATAAATGATAAAGAAATATATATAAAAGACTGGGATAATAATGAATATTATTTAAAATATACTACGAACACAAATAGTTGGTTATATACATTATATATGTATAATGTTGCATATGGGCTTCTAGTGAATACTAATAAATAATATTATCTTTTAGAATTAAAGCTTTTAATAAGCTGTTCTAATTGACTTTTTAATTTTCTAATATCTCCATCATTTCTTACCACAGGATTATTAATAGTTATAGTATAATTATTTCCGCTGATTGATGAACCTGCCCCAGCTAATTGCTGAGGTTGCTTCATAGCAAATATATAATCTTTAGGATTAGTTTCTATTACTTTTCCATCTTTAGTTATAACTCCGTCATTAATCTTTCTTCTATCTTCTTCTGTATGTTTAAGAGGGTCAAAAATCTCTCCACGTTTTGTGTATTCTATACCATCCTTAAAAGTTCCCATAGTCGTTGTTTCATATTTACTTCCTCCTATTACTGGAATATTAGCTAAAGCATTATTAAAACCTATACTTAAATTAAACCCTATCTCTTGAAACTTACCAGTAATAGACTTTACACTTTCGTCCCATTTATCTTTAAAAAACTGAACTACTTCGTCCCATTTATCTTTTAAATAATCTGTTACGTCGTCCCATACGCCTTTTAATGCTCCGCCTGCTGATGTAAGCAATTCGCCTCCTTTCTCTTTCAAAAATGCTTCTTTATCTTCTGCTGAGGCAAAAGCCGTGAAAAAATCTATTACAGACGTTATGCCTTTACTTAATACCTCTCCGAACTTATTTAAAAGCGGAGTAGCTGTTTCTAATCCTTTAATATAACCAGGTGCTATGTCGAAGCTTATTTTCTTCATCACTCCAGCAAAGTTTTCAGCAAATGTAATCCCTGCTCTTTCACCTTTAATTAATCCGCTGTTTACTTTGCCTGTAATATCTTTATCTTCTCCTGTTGTTTTATCTTTTTCCGTATAAGTATTTAATTTAAAACCTTCCTTAAAATATTTTTCTATCTCTCCTGTGCCTTCTTTTAATACAAACCTAAAATTGTCAAAAGGTATGCCTATATCATCTATTATTTGTTTTTTTAAGTATTGAGGTAAGTCGCTGTCTTTCATACTATCAAGCACTTCAAATAAAGCTTCAACAGGATTTTTACTCTGTAAATCTGAGGCATTAAGCCCTAAACTTGCGAAATTGCCCCATTTTGAATAATCCTGTAATGAAGTTGTAAGCCCTTCAATAGATGATATTAAAGAATCTTCGCCAAGTCCTGTCATTTTACCAGCATAAGCCAAGGCATCATGCTCTCTTATATCAAGTCCAACATTTTTAGCCCTTAATTGAGTGGACAAAGTGCCTTTATATCCATTCACTGCTCCGCCTAATAATCCTGCTATTCCGCCTGCCGCTAAACCGCCCAATCCTAAAGCTCCCATTTTTATTTTACTTGCAGCCAATCTCATTAGATTTAATTTCTGAAGGTTTCCATTTAATAATTTGTTTTGTGTTTTTAAATTTTGATTTTGCTGCTGTATAGATTTATTAAAAGCATTACTGTTTTTTAACATTTTATTATTACTTCCGCCTTGACTGCCGCCGCCGCTTCCTAAAGGTCCTAAATTATTTTTTATTTGTAGCGACATTTGTAACGCTTTTTGTAACTGTGATAAATCTATACCGATTGAATAAACTTCACTCATTTAAAAATCCTTTAATTAAAATAATTAAGTCCTTCATTACTGCTTTCGCCGTTGTAATTTATTTCCATACTTTGATAATATTCGCCTGTATCAATAAGCCCTACAGTACCAGTTTTTTTGGCTCTTAAAGTCATTATTCCGTGTTCGCCTTTTTCCATGAAATCTAGCCATAATCCTTTTATATGATTTGCTATAACTATATTTGAATTATCGCTTTCTTCAGGATGTAAAAGAGCATAACTTTTTTCTTTAGCAATAAAAAAAGAAATATCATCTTTATATTTTTCTAAAAACTTAGAAACAACATGATATTTCTCTTCAAGCTCAACGGCTATTTCATAAACTGTTTTTTCATTATCTTTTTCATCATAATAATTTGAAGCATTATTGTGAATAGAATCTTTTTCTAAAAAAGTTAATAATTCTAATGTATCCATTAAATTATTATTCCGGTCATTTGTTCAAAATACATTTCAGCCTGAACTCCGTACGGCGTGCTCATTAAATAAGAAGTCTCCAAATCGCCTTCAGTTACACTTTTCGGTAAACTAGATGAGGCAGAAGAACCGCCTGACGAAGAAGAAGTAACTATTCCAGCCGTGCTGTCATAAACTGCATATTGAACATAAAGCTTTTGTAAAGGCTCTGTGGGTTCATTCCAAATATCGCCGTTTTCATCTTTTTTTATCTCGAAAGCCGAACTAACTATTGAAATATGTAATGAGTAATTAAAAACTAAATTAGTATAATTAGAATCACGCATATATCGCTTTAAAGAGGCACATCTATTCAATGCCTCTTCAAAAGCAATAGTTGTCTGCTGATAGGTATACTCGCTTATTCCATAAGCTGTAGGAGTATCAGAAGCTTCATTTAATGGATCTTTCTCTTTCAAAGAAGGCTCTTTTATTAAAGCCCACTTCAAAAAAGAATCATAATCTAAAGCCATTTATTTTTTATCTCCATCTTTAGATACTTTCTCTACTTCAACTTTAAGTCCAGCATCTTCATCTGTATTTGCTATTTTTGCTTGATCTTCCTTTAATTTGTTAGCATTTTCTTTTTCAATATCTTTATTCTGCTTTTCTAATGAATGCCCGCTTGCTTTACCAATTTTTATAATAGCATTTTTTCCGCTTACAAGTGCTTCATAATGTTTAGTCCATTTTTTATACTCATCTTCACTATCAAAAGTAAGTTTATAATTCAAGGCACAGGCAGGAATTTGAAAATCTTGAAGATACCCATTTCCATTAGAATCCGCTCTTCTCAGTGGCAAATTTCTATTTTGTCTAGTAGCGTTGCTTACTTCTATTGTATAACTCATTATTTATCTCCTTTTTTAGTCAGAATATTTATATTCTATACTTCTAATAGCATCAGCTCTTACAGTATAGCCAGGAGTATAAATAGACTCCATTACTGTTTCTATAGCTTCATACATTGGAGGATTTTGATATTGCTTTAATTCAAGAGCATCATCCATAAATGTATTAACATATCCGTTCTTATTGAAATTATTAAAATAAGCAGTGGAGCCTTTTTCTTCTTCTTTTACTTCAATACCAGGATTGATTATAAGCATTACATCTGTATTGCCTGCTCCTTTTCCTGCCATATATGAACAAGGTACAAGTTTTACATTCATACCATTCATATCATAAACTACATTTTCAAATACTTGAGCTATTGAAGAAGTACCTGCTCCTTTCTCTTGATAGCTAGTTAAAGGAACTATTTTACTCCTTATATAGTTTATAGCATTGATTGGAGCAACTATTACAGTTGGTCTTAACATATTGTAAGATAAATCAGATACAGCTCTTATTTGATCAACTAAAAACTCTAATAATTCTCCAGGAATATATGATTTAAGTGTACTATGTGAAGCACTGTCAGCAGGCAAAGACACTGTTTCACTAGAAGCATTAAATAAGCCTTGATTTTCTGAAGCATCTGCCCCAAAAAATACTATATGACCTCTTCTCTGTCCCATTGCCTGAAGACTTATAGAATTTTTAAAATCATATATGCTTTTACCAGGCATTATTTTACTGAACTTAGCTTCTTCCTTAGGATTTACAGTGTATGAAGTTTGTACGCTGTAATATGGTATTGCCATTTGTCTGAGAGAGCCATCATTTTTAACTATATCATTTCTCCATACGGAAGAACCTCCCACCACAGTGTTAGCACTTATATTATCAACCAGCATTTTGTATAATACATCAACGCCAAGCTCTCCATAATTAGTTCTTTTTCCTATTGCCGCATTATAATCTATTGGTTCATAGAGAATTGGAACCACATCTGTATCTATGGCATGCGGAAATATTCTTTCAAAGTTCATACTCATTTTTATTCCTCCTTTTTTATAGTTTCACTAAAACACAGCTACAATCTTCCCACTCTACTTTATCAACATTAAGTTTTCTTTTCTTTCCATTTACTACAGAAGAAAGAAGCTGAACTCCTGTTAATGTACAAGTAGAACTATTAGAAGTTGTTATTTCTCCAGCACTTGGGTCCCAGTATAGAGCTGTAGAAAGTGCCACATTTACTAAATTAGCATTACAAGGTAAAAATACCTCAATACCGCTTCCTATTTTTGCGATAGGAATTATTCCGTGAGATAAAGGAAGCCCAGCATTTCCTGAACTATCAACTATATTCTGAGGGCTTTCAAGTATAAAGCCATCTATTATATCACTGTTTGAAGCAACTACTTTTTCAATAACAAAAGTTTTTGGATTAAACCCTATCATATTGCCTGTTCCATTTGCTTCTGTATTATCATTTTTAATTACTACCGGAGTACAAGGCAATAACGTATTAGGCTCTAAATCTCCTATTTTTGCCTGTAAAGTACTTGCGGCAGGATTATATTGATTTTGCGAAAAACCGCATAGTGCCACGCCTGTAGCAGGGAAAAAAGCTTTACCTTTTCCTAAGCCAGTATTTCCTTGATAAATATTATTAGGCATTAGTTATTCCTCCATTTTTAAAATACATTCTTAAATATTTTTGTTTTACCATCATCAGAAACTAAAACAGGTCCTTGATTTGCTTGTTCTAATTTCTTTTTTTCTTTTATATTGAGAGTATCTTCAATGCTTTTCATAGCATCTACTGCTATAGCAAAATTACCTTTATTAATTTTACTTTTTGCGGCTTCTAATAGATGTTTATATTTATCAGCAACTAATGATTTATTCTGTTGTAAGAATCTGCCAAGATAAGACATTTTAGTATCAAACTCTCTTGGCTTTACATATTTTACGCCTTCCTCTTTGAACTTAGCGGCTAAATTGTAGGCAGCATCAACTATCATCTTTTTTTCTTCTTCTTCCTCAATAGTTTCATCTTCGTCTGCAACTATTTCTTTTTTGGATAGCTCCTCATTTATATCAGTTTCTTCTTTACCTTCATCTTCTTTAGCAAGCTGAGAGATAAGCATATCTAACTTTGAGGCAACATCATCTAATGTAACGCCCTGTTTTTGTTCAGTAGCCATTGCCTCAGGACTTCCTTCTTCACCGTCCTCTTTTACACTTTCATTCTTTGCTGAAAGCGCTGAAAGCATAGAAATAAGCTGGTCTACCTTACTTTCAATACTATTGATTTTTTCAGTTTCTTTATTCTCAACTTTTTCCATACTTTCATCTTTTTTTACTTCCTCTTTTATTTCTTCTTTTTTTTCTTCTAATTCTTCAGGCATTGTATCCTCCTTTATTGTTGTATTTTCATTAGAATTAGGCACTATTCTTTTTAGACTATCTATTTGAATGGCTTTTTCGCTGTAGTTATCCCAATAACCGTCAACTACTAAAGCTAAATGATCTATATATTCAAACTTTTCTTGTACTATTTCGCTTCCATTTTCAATATTGCTTGTTTTTATGGCAGGGGAAGTGGATTTTAGACCTTCATTAATTAATTTTAAGACTTCAGGCTCATAGATTCTAGCGATACCCCAAACCTCTTTTACTTCTTTTTTAATGTATGCGGCAACTATTGTTCCAACTACATGATTTTTATAGTTTTCTCCGTTTAATAGTTTACTGTCTGGATGTTCAATTAATACAGGTATTCCGATACAGGCTTCTAAGAACTTGTTTGATAAAAAATCTTCCTCTAATCTGTCTATTTTATAAGTTACAGGCTTATTTTCTTCATCGAAGATAACATCACCGTTTTCATCTTCTTTGTATCTTTCTGTTATACCTGTGCCTGTAATTCTTAGTTTTATATAAAAACTTTCTTCATAGATTTGCGGAGATTTTAGGGTCCCATTGATGAGACCTTCTATCATTTCTCTATAGGCGATTGTACTCATAAGAAAAATGATACAGTAAATATAAAAAAAAGATTTATACGATAGTTAGTTTATAGCTATTTAATCATTTCTTGTTTTTAATTTATCCTTTTTTGAGTCATTTTGACCGTCTAAAAAGGCACATATTCTTTCTATTCTCTCTTCTTTTTTTTCATTATTATTGCTCATATAGCTATATAAAAACCATTTGAGATTAGCTTCTGAAGTTCCTAATTTTTGAGCTGCTTCTTTTATGTTTGGACAAGAATATCCTAGCTTGTAAAAAGTTTCTTTAGATATTTGATAAAGGAAACTTCTAGCATTTTTACGTATATGTTTTTTACGTATATGTTTTTTACGGGAACAACTTATACATTTTTTAGAAATAAAAGGCTTATGTTTTCTATTTTGTTTTGTTTTTATTTCAGATAAACTGTTTTGTATACATTTAGAAAGCATACAAGTATGATCTTTAGCGAATAAACAATTTTCACAGCCGTCTATTTCTTTTGTAATAGTTTTTCCCATACTGCCCCCTAATTATTAGAGTATTTTAAAAAAATATCATATAATACATCATAATTTTTGATAAATATATCTAAATATTTTTGATACTTTACTGCTTGTTCTTTATTAAGAGTTTTAGATGTATATATTCCAAAATCATTATTTATTTTACAAAAATCCAATAAAAATAAATCAAAATATAATCTTAACACAATATCATTTTCATTAATACTAGCTTTTAGATTAAATATATTTTCTATTATATTTTTATCATTTTTTCTCATTATTTCACCTCCAACGCCTCTTTTATTATAGCTTTGATTTTGTCTAAGTTTTCATAACAGAAATTAATTAAAGGTATATTATTAATACCTCTATATTCGCAATAGACCTCGTGTTCCTCTAGTACTATTCCGATTTTATCTTTTTGAATATCATAATATATGTTTACAAAAGCATCATAACCAAAATCGTCTGTTGCAATATCTACATATCCTAAAAAAGCATACAAGTATGATCTTTAGCGAATAAACAATTTTCACAGCCGTCTATTTCTTTTGTAATAGTTTTTCCCATACTGCCCCCTAATTATTTAATTTTCAAAATAATTATTTAGTATTCTTGCTATATCATATTTTTTATTATAAATATGATCTGCTTCTAAATACACGCTTTGAAATTGTGAAAAATTATCTGTAGTGTAAAAATTATTTTGATTAAAAATAAAAACAGGTATTTGGTTGTGATATTCTTTTAACCTTATAAAGAGGCTTTTGTATTCTTTACAATAAGAGAATAGCATATATTTTGTAGTAAATACACATACATTATCTTCTAATTGTTCTATATTTACATCTGTTTTTAATAAGTTTTCAAGTTCTTTTCTTAATTCCATTCTTTAAGCTCCTTATCTTATGCTTTTTAATGCTTCTTTTACTATATATTTGATTTTGTTTTTATTCTCTTTAAAAAATGGTGGGAAAAATATATAATAATTCAAAAGGTCTATATAATTATCCATATACAAATCAACCGAGTGATGCCAATCTTCATTAACTCTGCAAAAAATCAAATTCCATTTATCTACTATTACTTTAAATACATCATCAAATATTATATAAATATCATCATCTTTAGTATAAACCTTAATATCTTTTATTTTATTTTCTTTATCCAATTCTTTTATTTTTTGTCTTATAAAATCAAAATAATTCATAATTAAAGCTCCTTATTTTATCTAGGGTATTTTAATATTTTATCTAACTTAAATATTAAATTGCCAATATCCTCGCTTGTTTCTAATATTTTACAGTCTAATTCTTCTACTAAATACATTATTAACCTTATTAAATATTTTCTTTTATATAAATTAAAGCTAAAACACAATATCCTGCTATATCAAGCAAAGTATCTTTCAAACTTTCATTTGTAACTTGATTTTTATTATTTTTAAGATTTTTTAATCTATTAATTTTATCTTCAAGTCTTATAGCTATTACAACATATCCATATTCAGCAACTGTTTTATCAAAAGAATTATTATAATCTTTATTTTTCCTGATTAGTAAAGTTTCTAATTCTTTCAATATATCATATACCCCTTCATAATATTCTGTACTTAAATAACTTATAGTATGCATAAATAAGTCTTTTAGATTATTAGGAATAAAATCTTTATAATTATTTTTACAATTTGTTTTTATAGCTTTTAGTTCAACTTCAAAAATATCAATGCTAGTGATTTTTACTAGATATAAATTATATGATAAATCGTTTAGCATTTCTTTTATCTGTTTTTCTTTATTTTCCATTATTTCCTCCTTGGCTCAAACTCAACACAAACTTTATCATAATAATTGACAAAGCCCTTAAAATATTCACAACTGTAAGTATTGTATGCCTTTTTACATTTCTTACAGTCTTTACAAGTTTTTTCTGTTTCTTTCATTTTCGTATTTCTCCTTAACTATGTAAATAGAAAAATATTTTATTCACTACTTAAAATAAAAGTTCAATAAGATTGACATTGAACCACATTGTGAACATATCAACTATAAAACAAAGCAATATCATAAAAACTATTCCTACATAACGTATAATCTTACCTTTATTCATTAGTCCCTCCGATTTCTATATTTGAACGGATAACATTAAAATGAGTTTCTGCTGTTTCTATAGTGTCTTTACAGAACTCAAAAACTTCAACCATATTATCAGGGTCTTTAACTATTTCTATAGTTAGAATAATTCTATCTTCTATTACTTTGCTTTGATTATTATTTTTAATCATTGTTTACCTCTTAATATTTTTCTATTCTCTTTTTCCATAAATATTTACCTTCATTATATTCATAGCCTCCGCATTTTCTGTATTTAGTATAAGCACTAATACAATCATATTGCCAACTACAAGTATTACAGATATAAACGTTATTGCCTCTATGAGTATTTCTATATTTATTCATTTTTCTTTTTGAGATAATATTCATAGTTCCTCCCTAGCAATAATTATCCTGATAGTATCTTTTTACTTTGTTTTTTAAGTCTTTTATAGCATGATATATAAGAGTCTCTGAAACATTATTTTTTCTAGCTATATCTATAATTTTTTCTCCTTTAAAAAAGTAATCTTCAAAACTTTTCTTTTCTATTTCATTGTAGAAAAGATTGTTACGTGAGAAATCTATTAATAATCTTTTGTATAAATTAATATCTTTTAAATAAAGTTCTTCAGGGTTATATTTGTAATCTGATATATATTTTTCGCTTATGATTTTATTTCCGTCTTTATTTTCAATGTTTTCTAATACTTCTAAAGAATAGATATATCTTTTATTTTTTATTTTAGAACTGTTTTTTGTAGCCTTTCTAATTTCATCTATTATATTGCCATTGATTCTTAGAACTGCATAAGTAAGAAATTTGTTATTATATTCCAAATCAAATATTTCAACAGCATTAATAAGTCCTAAAATCCCCCATTGTATGCAGTCTTCATAATCAAAAATATTACTGAAGTTATGATGATATTTATAGTAAATCTTATTTGACATTTTCCTTATCAAAAAATAAAACTGATCTATAATTTTATTTCTTGCTGAAATAGAATTGTTTTTCTGATATTCTTTAATTAAGAGTTTTATTTCTTCATCACTTAAAAACTGTTTCATAGTTCCTCCAAATATGGATTTTCTAAATGCCTAATCTCTTTTCTTAACTGAAAAATCTGATATTCATAATGTGCTGCTCTTTTCTCAAGCTCTGATATTCTCTTTTTAGCACTATCATTTTGTAAAGCGTTTACAGCCAATAAAAATAGTACCCAGAAAAATAAAGCAAAAATTAAGTTTTTCATTATTCCTCCCAAATAATAGGCTCGGCTATCAAATATTTATTTATTTTATATAGAGCATCATTAAGTCCGTAACTTACTGAACATGGTATATGCTCTGCTTTAGTTCTATTCAGCATATCTTTTTGTTCTTTAGAGAGTTTTCTTATTATAGTTTTAAGTTCTAAACAAAATGTAGTATTAACACCATTATATTTTTTTATAGTTAAATCAGGATAGCCTTTTTTTACTCCTAACTCTTTCATTTTTCTTCTTGTTTTAAAAGATTTAATTCTAATTCCACTCATAGAAGGTTCACAAATAATATTTTTATCATCAAGATAAGCAATAACTATTTCTTGTATTCTTTCTTCTGATAAATGATTTTCATATTTGAGTCCTTCTGCTCGCTCTACTGCTACATTATTTTCTAATGTTTTTATATCTATATTTCTTAAATCTTCAATTATCTTTTCTAAATTAAAACATTCATATGTATCTGTTATTGTCATTTCACTTCCCCCCTTATTTCATATCTTGTATTGAGGACATGATACATATTTTCTAAATCCTCATTACAAGCCTGACAAACATTTACTAATACCACTTTACTTAAAATGTAAGCGGTTTCTTTCACAGCCTCATTTTTATAACAAACCTCGCATTTCATTGTTTCATCTCCAAATTTGTTGTAGAATATTTATAAGTTGCTTTATAGCTTAAAAATGAACTCAAAGAAATAATAGGTATTCCTAAAGCTGTACAAATCATTTTTTCAAGCAAAGCTCCTTTTGAATTACAACTTTCATTTTCTATGTCTATTAAACAATCGCAGTCAACTAATAATTTAATATCGTTCTTTAGATAATCTTCCCATCTTCCTGTTTTATTGAGATAATCATAATCGCAAGGAACTATAATATCCAAATCTATTCTTTCAGTATCTTTTCTTTTATTATTGTCTTCTTGAAACTTAATTAATTTTTCTTTAGCTTCATAGAACTCTTGTTTATAATTTTCTCTTCCTGTTATAGCACCGCTTAAATATATTTTAGTTTGTTTATATTTTGTATTAAAAAGATGCTTTATATTTTCTACATTAGACTTACATTCATCACATACAAAAACTACTCTTATTAACTTTCCAATATGATAAACATGATTCTTAACATTTTCAGTTTTATGACAAACTTCGCATTCCATTTCCATTATTCAGCCTCCTTAACTTCATTTAAATTAAATAAAATATATTCTCTATCAAAAACTTCCTTTCTTTCTTTTAATTTTCTTGATTTAGCATAACGAGTAAAAAATCCATTCTCAACCATATCATAGCCGTAAAGATTTTTATATTTTTTAGAATATTTCTCTCTAAATAAATCTAACGCTTTTGTTGCTATTCCTTGATCATTATCTTCAAGATTCATAATAAAAAGCTCATTAATCTTAATTTTTTTATTTAGAGTAGGGAGTTTTTTATTTCTTATTATTTGTATAAGACAAGATTTATATTGATACTCATCTATTGTAAGCCCTCTATTTACTTGAGTTGTCATATTTATATAATGCCCCAAATAAATTAATTCTTCTGTATATGTTTTTCTATCAAATCTAGTACAATACATTTATTCATCTCCTTAATTAAAAATCAAAAACATACTGTTCTTGTTTCTCTTCTTCTTTTTTTGATTCAGCAATTTCTATTTCTTCAGACTTTGCCTCATCTAAACTTGTTACTAAATCAAAAGCCTTTTTGAACTTTTCTATTTGTTTTTTAGCTTTTAATCTTGCGTAACAATTATTAGCAACATAAGCCAAAGTATAGAAAGTATCGAAACGCTCCATAGCCAATGTGTCCATATGATGAACTACAGCAGCCGCACCAATTAAGTTTAATTGAATGTAGCTCATATAAACGCACATCAAATCTAAGTCCTGTAATGTCCAAATCATTTTTGCTGAGTAATTAATCTTTAATTCTGAAGCTATTTGACAAGATGCTATTACTATTCCTCCAGCTCCTGCCGCAGGTTCTCCTAATTGAATGAAATCTTCATTTTCTAAATTATTAAGATAGCCGTTAATACCTAAACTCAATTTACTCATAGTTAAAGAAACTTCATAAGGTGTAAAAAACTGTCCTTTATAATGATTTTGAAGTTCCATTTCGTGAAACAATACTCCTAAAACATCTTGAAATATTATTTATTCACCGTTATTTTTTATAAACTCATTCATTATTTCAGTTTTAAAGCCCTGATAATGTTTCAATTCTTCTTCTTTGTATTTTGAAGCAGTGCGTTTATATGTTTCTATTCTCTTTTCTGCCTCAATTCCAACACCGATTGCTATTTCCATTGCGAACATTTCCACAAAATCATAAAAGACTTGAGCTGTAGTCTGAGTGTAATCAGCTGCTTTTATATGATCATAAATATTTTTAAATCTATAAACTGTCTTTTTAGCCATTGTTTTTGCCTTCTTCTAATTTTGCTCTTAAACACTCTAATTCGTATTTAGCCCATTTGCCGTATCTTTTATTGAACTCATCACAACTTAACTCATCAATATCTATGCCTTCTGCCTTTAATTTTTTAGCCTCTTTTTCAATCTTTATATCACCGAGTGTCTCAGTAAAAATATTTCCTACTTCCTGTCCGAACTCTTGATATACTAGTTTGCGTTTATTAGTTCTTCTGCCTTTTTTAGCTTTTTTCTTTTTTACTTCTTTAGTTTTAATGTTCATTTACTACCCCCATAATAAATATTAAAATAATCTTCCTTGCCCATCTTTATTGATAGCAACAACATAATTATTAACGCCGCTTATTTTATCTTTTCTCTTTCCAACTTCCTGTAAAATGCCGTATTTGAGCATAGCATTCACTCTAGCGGCAACTGTTGACTTTTCCATTTTCAAGTGATGAGCAATTTCTCCTCTAGTTGCTGAACCTTTTTCAAGTCATCATTAAACATATTGAATATTTTGTCGCCCCAATAAGTATTTTGGAGTTCTGTTTCAAGTTGTTCCAGTGCTTTTTTACCTTCAGCCTCCATATAGTCATAATACTCATCAAGTGTCATTCCTAGTTTCTCCGCCTCAATTTTGTCTATTTCTTTTTGCTTTCGCTCTTCCTCTGCCTCTCTTTGCTTTTTCTCAAGCTCTGCCTGTTTGAGTTTAATCTCTAGTTCTGCCAATTCTTCAGCCGTGTAATGCCTTTTAATGCTATGATTTTTTTCATCACCGTTTTTCAAAAATATCCGAAGATGTGATATAAAATCAAGCCATCTTGTACTCAAGTTCTGACTGCTTTTACTCTCAACTGTCTTTTTAGCTAATTTCAGGCAAGAAACCCAGTCATACCTTCGAGTCTCAAAAGCTATTCTAAGCTCATCTTGTTTTTGAGGTGTTCTAAAGCAATCAAGCTGATAAAGCTGTGTAGCAGTTTTAGCCGTGAAAGATTCAAATACAACACAAAGTTCTTTCACAAACAAATCAAAAGGGGGAGGAGTTTCTTTTTCGCTCGCTGTATTATTCTCTGTTTTATTATTTGTGCTATTCTCTGTATTATTCTGTTTGACAGTTCTATCAATACCGTCTTGATTATTCTGACAATACTGTCTTGATTTTTCTGTCAATACCCCCTTGACAGTTCTATCAATACCGTCTTGATTATTCTGACAATACTGTATTTGTGCTATATATATTTTTCTCTTTTCTATATTTTGCTCTGCTTTGTTATAATCTATTTTTATATATCCGTATTCTTTTAATTGCGAAATATATCTTGAAATAGTTTCATTTGTTGTTTCGTATAGCTCCGCAAAATAAGAATTTGAAGCCCAACAGTAGCCTTTATCATTACAAAGTGCGGTTATTTCTCCATAAAGAAGTCTTGCCAAAGGCTTTAATCTTTTATCATAACGAACAGAGGCAGGAATAACAGCAAAGTAATTTTTTTGTTCCATAAATCTATACCTATCTATTTTTTAAGACTTTTTATTTTCTACTTCTATAACTTCATCATTGTATTTTATTTTTAATACATCATCTGTAACATCTATGGCTATAGACTTTACTATATCTTCAACAGCATTAGTTGCTATTAATATTGCCGCAGTAGGTATTGAAGCGTCTGCCATTTTTCCATATTGAAATACAATCTCATTATGTTTATCACTTTTAGCATTACAGCTTACAGCAACGCCTTTAATTATAAAGCCTCTATTTATTTCATAGCTTATTGAAGCTAAAGCCTGTTCTATTACTTCTTTTATTTTGATAGTAACTATTTCTGATAACTTATTTGCTCTCTCTAATTTGCTCACTGTTTTTATATAATTAGATACAGCTTTTCTTGATATATCATAAATAACTTGAGATATTACTTCTGTCTGTTTTTCATTTAAAGCTAAATCATTAGTCATAAAACTTTTTTCTTCTAGCTCTTCATAAATACCGTTTCCTATTGCCTCAGCTACATCTCTGTAATTATCATATCTAATAAGTTCCTCAAAAATCTCCTGTGTACAATTTTTAGCAACCCTATTAACCACTGCCTCAGTTCGGTTTTGAAGTTGTGGTTCTTCATTTTGTAATTTTTCTTTGTTTGTGTTTTTTGTGTTATTTTCTTTTGCCATTGTTTCCTCCAAAGTTTTTATTTTTTTTGAGTTATTAAGTTTTTATGCGGCAGGGGTTTTTTATGCCCCCACCGAAATAAATAATTTATTATAAGGAGTAGTCTATCCAGAATGTCTTAAAATAAAGGTCCATCATAAGAATCAAAACCATTATTGTTTTTATCTATTTGATTAATACGTCCTTCTTTTTCTTTTTTTTCCTGTTCTTTTAATAAATCTTCATAACTTTTATTATCATCATTAAATGGATTGTTATCTTCTAAACTACATCCAAATTCTTTTGCTTGTAAAATCCTTTCTAAATTATCTTTAATTATTTTGTCATTAACTTTTGGAATTATTTCTTTTAATTCTTCAATAGTTAATTCTTCAGGTTCTTTATTTTTTAATAATTTATTTAATTCTTTTTCTTTCATATTATTAAAATGGTACCTCTTCATCATCATCAAAACTCTTGTCTTCTGAATTATTAGGAGCTTCTAATTCATCAGGATTATTTGTTGGTCTTTCAGCAATTTTTTTAGCAATCCAATCTGGGATATAATTAGATTCTATTTCCCTATTAACTTTTTGGAATTTTTTATCAAATGGTAAAATAGAAGTTGGAGATATAAAAGTTTTTGTTTTGCTAACATTTTGTAGATTTAGTATACAACTAGCTCCTATCAACATATCAATAGAAAATGCTACTTTTTCTATTTTCCCTGTTTCTTTATTTTTCTTTTCACCTATTAAAGTTACAGTTCCATTAGAATTATGCTTTTCTTCAAATACTTTTCTTCTCCAACTTTCTAAATCTTTTCTTAAATTAGATTTAGGAGATACAGCAAAAGTATATTCTTTGCTTATAATCATATGTTGACCAGCAAAATCTCCTTTTGTTATTCTTTGATCTATTTCCCATAATATGAATATTTTTCTTTGATACCCTTTATCTTGTCCCATATATATAACTTTTTCATATCCGCCGTCTATAACATTAATACAAACAGCAGGTGTTAATCCTATATTAGGATATTCAAAATCACTTCCAGATTTTCCTGTCATTTCAAAATTACTCATAGTTTAATTCTCCTTTTATTTAATTTTTATTTTTTCATCACATTCAAAGTGAATCAAATGAAGTTCATAACATCCGTTGAATTTTATATATTTAGCTTTAAATCTATTCTCTAAAGCCTCTCCGCAAACAGCACATTTTATTGTTTTCTTTTTCTTAAAAATGTCTTTTAATAAGCTCATCAGATTACCCCCTTAAAAATTAATCTTATTCTTCATTTCTAGTTACTTTCTTCTTATCAATACAAATAGAAATCTTATTCTCATCTCTTATATGAGTGGTATCAAAAGCAATGATTTTATATTTCTTGCTTTCTAAATATTTAATTAAGTCAGGAATACTCTTAGGCTTATAAGTAAGGTTATAATCTTTAAACATTTGTCCTGATCTGCTTCTACCTGTTGTTTCATGTATTTCTAAGTCTATACTTGCTTTCAT